CTCAGACGAAACCACAATAGACTTTCGTTTAATACGTAAATTGTTCTTACTTCTTACACAATGGAATATCTCACTTCCCTCTTTAACCGCGTGACTGAATATTTTACAACACCTAAAAATTTAGAATTTATCGGCACATATCATTTTCATCCCAATCATCCCGTCGTCAATCCTCACACTTACGCTGCCCACCAAAGCACTTTGCACCACATCTTCCGTAATTACTTGACTACATCAGAAATTGACCTTATTACCGATTACTACTCACGCTCTATCATCGATGAAGACTCTGTCCTCGCTGACTTGTTTCACGGCGATGTCGACGATCACCAAATACCGTTCGACGAACACGTCGCATATGGCCTCAACTGTATGGCTGACGCTTTCCGCCCTCCTCAACCTGCGATGCCCGTCCACATTTTGGATGTTCAGCATCACTACCCTTACAAGTGGCACGTCAATTCAGAACCTCCGTTCTCAACTGACGATTACTTCCTGAAGAAACGCAACACATTTGCCGACTTCTGGGACTGGTCTACTCATTCCTTCCGGAAATACGTTGATCCAATCGACGCTTCTCGACGCTATGGGAACAAAATCATCGAAAACCTTCTCCCACAGATAACACCTGCAAAATTCGGCTTTCAAAAGGCTGAAATTTTCTCTTGGGTTCGTAGATGGCAACACGTCATCAAGTCTGGATTCACTGACCTCGCCGGTCTCTACCCTGACGACACTTACCTAAAGCAAAGGTTTATCTTCCCAATGCTTCTTCACTCCAAGACTGCAATCATCAAGAAAGGCGACCCCAACAAGATGCGCACCATCTGGGGCTGCTCTAAACTCTGGGTGACGACCGACACCGAATTCTACTGGGAATATATTGCCTGGATCAAACTCAATCCTGGCATTACTCCCATGCTATGGGGATTCGAAACTTTTACCGGTGGCTGGATGCGTCTAAACCACGCTCTCTACTGCCAAATGGTAAGACGATCATTTATCACGATCGACTGGTCTCGCTTTGACAAAAGAGCTTATTTCGCTTTAATCTACCTTATTATGATGAAGGTCCGTACCTTCCTCGACTTCTCGAGAGGATACGTTCCAACCAAGGATTATCCCACAAGCACACAATGGGACAACGAACACACTCAACGTCTAGAAAATCTCTGGACTTGGACGCTCGAATGTCTCTTCAACTCTCCGATTGTTCTACCTGATGGTAGAATGTATCGACGTCGCTTCGCTGGCATTCCCTCCGGCCTGTACATCACTCAACTGTTGGACAGCTGGTACAACTACACGATGCTCGCAACAATCCTCAGCGCTATGGGTCTCGACCCTAAGCACTGTATCATCAAAGTACAAGGTGATGATTCAATCATTCGTCTTGGTATTCTCATACCTCCCGATGAGCACGAAAACTTTTTGACTCGGATGGCCAATCTGGCGCTGCTTTACTTCAACGCTTCACTATCCAAGGAAAAGTCTGAAATGCGCAGTACTCTCAACAACTGCGAAGTTCTCTCGTACCGTCACACCAACGGCATGCCCTATCGCGATGAGATCAAGATGCTTGCCCAGTTCTACCACACTAAGGCACGCAATCCACAACCCGAGATAGCAATGGCTCAAGCAATCGGCTTCGCTTACGCAAGCTGCGGCAACCACAACCGCGTTTACGAATGTCTTCGCGCTGTATACAATCATTATGCAGAGCAAGGATACTCGCCAAACCGTGCTGGCCTCGCCCTCGTGTTCGGAAACTCGCCCGATGTGACAATCCCTCACTACGAGATCGACCACTTCCCCACGATATTTGAAATCAAACAGTACCTCACGACCATGGAATACGACTCCTCGGCTCAAGACGCCAAAACCTGGCCTCTTACGTTCTTTGAACACAAGCCCTGTGAACGCCCAGTCTAGTGCTCAGTTTTGTTTTCTTTTTCTCCGTTAATCTACAGAAAAACAC